GGCATTCTCCGCCGACCGCGCTCGCGACTGCCCCTCACCCCATCCCTCTCCCCGCTAACGCGGGGCGAGGGAGCAGACCGAGCACGCGGCGCGACGCACGCGCCAATTTGCAAACATAGTCGGAGTAGCACCACATGAGCGCGCCATCCTATGGCGCCCGCTGGCCCGTTTACGCGCGGGCGTGGGACGCGATGACGATCCCGCCCGCTCGCGCGCGCGAGGTGCGAGCTACAGCTGTGCGGCTCGCCGCGGCCAAGGCGCAGTATCAGACCGTCGAGAAACTGACGGGCGTGCCGTGGTTCATGATCGCGGTCATCCACGAGCGCGAGGCGAGCCAGAACTGGAACACGCAGCTGGCGGAGGGCGACCCGCTGCGCCGCGTCTCGACGCACGTGCCGCGCGGCATGGGGCCGTTCGCGACATGGGAAGCGGGCGCCGTCGCTGCGCTCGAGCACGAAGGCTTCGAGCACGTCATCGACTGGCGGCTCGAGAAGATCCTGTTCTATCTCGAGGCTTACAACGGCTGGGGCTATTGGGCGCACGGCGTGCCGTCGCCGTATCTGTGGGGCGCGACCGGCATCCAGCGGCCGGGGAAATATGTCGCAGACGGCGTGTGGTCATCGCGCGCGCTCGACCAGCAACTCGGTTGCGCCGCGCTCATCAAGGCGACGAGCGAGCTCGACAAGACGATCCAGATCGTTCGCGAGGACGACAGATCCACGCCGATGGCGGCGCAAGCAAGTGTCCCCGCGCAAGCGGGGACCCAGGGGCCAGAACCCGTGGCCCCTGGGTCCCGGCTCGCCGCTGCGCGGCGTCCGGGACACGAAGCCGCGACCGCGCCGCCGCAGCCGCGATCCAGAGATTGGCTGCAAGCGCTTCGCGACTGGTTCAGCAGTCTCCGCAACCTCGTGAGGAAGGCATGACCATGCATGTGCTTGCGCAAATCGGATTCTTCGCCGGCGCGCTCGCGTTCAGCTATCTCTATTGGATCCGGCCGGTGTTGCGCTCGCTGCCGAGCTTCGCCGCGCTCTACGCGAAGACCGACCGCGTCTGGACGGCGCTGCGGCTGCGCTTTGCCGGCATCAAGGGCAAGCTCGTGACCGCGGCGAGCATGGCGGCAGCCGCGATCATCGCGCTGCACGACTTCGTGCTTGCCAACACCATCGGCATCGATTGGACGCCGGTGCGCGATCTTCTGCCGGCGTGGGCCTGGCCGTTCATCTTGCTCGCCGACTTTTGGCTCATCGCCAAGTTCCGGCAGATGACCGACCGCCGCGCCAAGGAGGGGCTTTGATGCTGCGATGGCTCGCCCAATTCCTCACCGCGCCGATCGTCAACGCCTTCCTCGACGCCTACAAAGCGAAACTCGCCGCCGCCAATGCGCAAGGCGCGCAGGCGGCCGAGCTCGCGCGTGCCGCGCTCTTGGCCGAAATCGAGGCGCGCAAGAGCGCGGACGCGCTCATCATCGCCGAGCAGGGGCGCTGGTACACCGCGATCATCCGCCCGCTGCTCGCCGCGCCCGTCGTCATCTATCTGTGGAAGGTCATCGTATGGGACATCGTGCTCGGGCTGGGGTCGACCGATCCGATCGGCGGCGACGTCGCGCAATGGGCGGGCTCGATCGTCACGGCTTACGTCGGCGGCCGCTCGCTCGAAAAAATCGCGCGCACCATCTGGAGGCGGCCGTAGTGATCATAGTTGATAAGACCCGCTACGCAGAAGATCCGGAATATCGTGCGAAAGTGCTTGAAGGGAGTCGCGTCTATTACCAGGCCAATAAGAGAAGGGTCCTCGCCCGCGAGCGCCATAGGTACAAGACCGATGCGGAGTACCGCGAACGAAAGCGTCGGCTTCGTCTCAAGAATCACTTTGGGATTTCGCCGGAGGGCTACGACGCTCTGCTGGCAAAGCAACACGGCGCCTGCGCCGTCTGCAAAAAGAAGCCCGCGCGCTCCCTTTGCGTGGATCACTGTCACGCGACCGGCGTGATCCGCGGCCTCCTCTGCAACAAATGCAATGGCGGCGTGGGATTTTTCGACGAGGATGCGGGCCGCATGCGTGCGGCGATCGCCTATTTGAAGGCATCCCGTGCGGCGCGCTTGGCAAAGCAATCGCCAGCATCCCCTCATTCACGCGTAAGCGAGACTCCGGGAACTGGATACCCGCTGTCACGGGAACGAGCGGAACCGAGGCATGTCCCCGCCCGAAAGGTCTCATCATGCTGCCACGGATCACACAGGCTCTCAGCGCGCCGGTCATCAACGGTGTCCTCGACGCCTATAAGGCCAGGCGCGCCGCCGCCACTGCGCAGGGCGCGCAGGCGGTGGAGGTCACGCGCACCGCGCTCCTCGCCGAGATCGCCGCGCGCAAGAGCGCGAACGCCGTCATCCCCGAGCAGGGCCGCTCGCTCGAGAAGACGGCGCGCACCATCCGGAGGCGCCCATGAACGCGGCGCGGTCTTCGCCCAACGAGCGCCTGGCCGTGCTCGAGCAGAAGGTCTCGCACATGGAACAGGAGCTTGCGCGCATGGCGTCGAAAGTCGACGACATGCACGCGATCTTATTGCAGGCGCGCGGCGTGCGCTGGGCGATCATCGCCGTCGCGGGGCTGGTTGGCTTCCTCGCAGGCATCTCGCATTGGATCATCGCGCGCGTTTGAGGCACGGCGGCGTGGCCGAGCGCGTCGTCGGCAGGACGACGTCGGCCTTGCGCCTGACAACGCGCGGCGGGGCAGGCCCCCTGACGAACTCAATCCACATTCAACGTAATGGAGATCACATGAGCATCGATGACGTTCCACCCGACGGCGGCAAGACCGCGCGGCCGATGTGGGAGGCGCTCGCGGCCCAGCTTCGGCGCGAGAGCGATGACGGCGACGGATCCAAGGCCGACATCCTGCGGCTGATCGCGCGCAAGCTCGCCGCCAAGGCGCTCGACGGCGATCTCGGCGCCATCAAGGAAATCTTCGACCGCATGGACGGCAAGTCGGTTGCGGGCGCCGCGGCGGACGAATCGCCGGGCAAAGTGGTATTCGAATGGAAAGATCCCGAATAGTTCGCGTTCGCCTCGATTATCGCCCCCGCCGGCAGTTCGTCGCCTTCCACCGCCGCTCCCAGCGGTTCGCCTGCATCGTGACTCACCGCCGCGCCGGCAAGACCGTGGCCTGCATCCACGATCTGCACCGCGGCGCGACGCGATCGCAGAGGCTGCGGCCGCGCTATGCCTATCTCTCGCCGTTTCTGCGCCAGTCGAAGGCGGTGGCGTGGGACTATCTGCGCGCGGCGATCGAGCCGGGCCGCGCAATCGGCGCCAGCGCGCACGAGAGCGAGCTGCGCATCGACTACCTCAACGGCGGGCAGGTGCGGCTCTACGGCGCCGACAACCCCGACGCCATACGCGGCATCTATCTCGACGGCGTGGTGCTCGACGAATACGCCGACATGGACCCGCGGGTGTGGTCGCAGATCATCCGCCCGGCGCTCGCGGACCGGCAAGGCTGGGCGGTGTTCATCGGAACGCCCAAGGGCCGCAACGCCTTCTTCGAGCTGTGGCGGCGCTCGCAGTCGGAGCCGGGCTGGTTCTCGATGATGCTCAAGGCGAGCGAGACCGGGCTCATTCCCGCGAACGAACTGGAATCGGCCAGGCGCGATCTGACCGAGGAGCAATACGCGCAGGAATTCGAATGCTCGTTCGACGCCGCCGTCGTGGGCTCGTACTACGGCAAGCTGATGATGCGCGCGGAGGCGGAGCAGCGCATCGCCGGCGTGCCCTACGATCCGACGGCGCTGGTGTGGACCTCCTGGGACCTCGGCATCCGCGACGCCACCGCGATCTGGTTCGCGCAGGTCATCGGCCGCGAGATCAGGATCATCGACTATTACGAAGCTTCCGGCGCCGACCTCGGCCACTACGTCCGCGAGATCGATTCACGTCCTTATGTCTACGCCGGCCACATCGTGCCGCACGACGCGCAGGCCAAAGAGCTCGGCACCGGCAAGAGCCGGCTCGAGGTGCTGGCAAGCCTGGGCCTCAAGCACATCACGCTGGCTCCGTTGCACCGGATCGAGGACGGCATCAATGCCGTGCGCATGCTGCTTCCGCGCTGCTGGTTCGACCATGCGAAATGCGCGCGCGGCCTCGACGCACTCAAGCTCTACCGCGCCGAGTACGACGACAAGCTGCAAGCGCTGCGCCCGCACCCGGTGCACGACTGGACCTCGCACGCGGCGGATTCGTTCCGCTATCTCGCGATGACGCTGGATGGGTGATCTGCGCGAAGCGGATTTTATCGGCGTATTGAATACTCGCGGCAGGGTTTCGCGTGATTTGAGCTGTGTCTTGCAGTGATGCGTAGGGTGGGCAAGGCTCGCTGCGCACTGCATTCGCCAAGAGTTGG